ACGTGCTTGTCATGTTGTAACACAGACAAGCGTCTAGGTGGCGGATTCGACCTCGGAACCAATGAGGGAAACGCAGTCAGTCCCGAGGTCTAGCAGGAGGAGAATGACATCCTCGAGCGATTTATGGTTTTGGCAGTGCCCGCCAAGCGGCTTCGAATGCTTCTGCGGTTTGCTTTGCCATCTCAAAGTGGAGCCAGTTTGGGTTGCCTTGATAGGAGCCTGCATTGTCGTCGGCGGTGTAGATTTTGACGCCTGCTTTGCCTTCGCCTCGAGAGCATCGGTAGCCAGCCCCGTAGGAGCCGTATGCGTACCAGTGCAGTTCACAGAGTCCGAGGGCTTTGGAGTTGGCAAGGAACCAGTCCCAAATTTCTCGCGCTTGTGCTTCGTCTTTGTATTGAATATCAGCTGCGTATCCGGTGGCATGAACGGAAAGTCCTGCGTTGTTCCGCATTGGGCGATTGACGTATGTCCCAAGAGACTTAGTTCCCCAACGCTTTCCACACAGTTCAACAAGTTTTGCCGTCACGGGCTGAGTGGCTTTGCCGTCCCAAGATGGGTAATACGGATAGACGCGGTTGCTCATACTGGAGGATCCTTTGGTTTATCTTTGAGACCATTGCCAGCAAGAACACCGAGAAGACCGCCAGTCAAAGTGGCAAGCATTGGCGAAAGTACTGCCCAAGCGGAATCGTCATTTGGGCTGACCTCAAGAGGTTGCGTCACAAATAGCAAGCCGTAAAGAAGAGCAAGAATTGATGCAAGGAATGCAACTGTCAATCCGACGGCTACGACAAAGATAAGTCGTGCTTTGATTTCTTCATTGCTTAATCTGTTTTGTGGTTTCATACGCATTTCCCTCCGGTGCCGTATTGCGTGGCGATTGTTGTTGGCGTTATTACTGGTTCAATGACTGCGCCTCGAAGGGCTTTGTTTTTTGTGCGTGGGCAGTTGAGACGTTCACGATCTGCGCAAGCGGTGAGCGATGCACAAATAACCAATAGAATCAGGGCTTTTTGCGGGTTGGTTTTTGTCACAGTAAAGCCTGTACGGTTATTGCGTTTGACGCAAAACGAATGTTTGGCGACGGCGAAGCACCAGCCGCAAAAAATGTGAACGTATTTATGCCAGCGGTGACGGTAACTGGTCGTTGAAAAGTTGTCATATGTAATTCACCCGATGAACTAACTGACGAACGTGCAATTTCACCAGCGTTTGTTGAATAGACAGTGCCATTAACGGCAACGGTGTAGTTTGCTTCGTTTGAGTTACCTTGACTTTGCACAACGCTTGACAATGTAACTAATACTTTTGTCCCTGTCTCCATTGAGATTATTTGCGGTACGCCTTGCGCTGTAACTGCGCCTAATGCGGCAAGTGTTGTGGTCGTGACGGTGGCAAAAGACGCGCCTGCTACAACATTGCCGTAACTTGTGATTGGAGATGTAGTAATCCATTTTGTGCCGTTGTATGTCTGGCGAATTGGGCCTTGCGTTCCGCGTCCAGTGCCGTAACCGTTTTTAGTTTCTGCCGGTGTCGTTATGTAGCACTGCATACCTTGAACAGGAGCAGTTGCGCCAGTTAAGGCAGCGTCGCGCGCTGTTTCGGTTGCAAAAGTAATAATGGATTGCTGCATCAATGTCGTATTAACCTGTGCCGCGGTTAATATCGCGCCTGCTGAATAAAGTTGGTATCCGCCGTTTGCTGATAATGGCATATTTTGTTTCCTTTCTAGAAACTGAGAAGGTTGTTGTCAAGCGTTCCGAAAATCGCATCGTCAAGGGTTAGATATTGGTTGCCGTCCGTACTCTCAAAAGTGTACGAAACAATGTGAGACCCTGGAACGATTCGGTGTTCTATTCCTGACGTGATCAGGGTCTGCGATTCTGTAAGCGGGGTTCCGGTGTTGTAGTCCTTCTGGACTGTCACGATTGACGTCAGGTCAATGGCAAAGATGGTTGCCCATTGCGCAGCTGTAAGCGCTGCAAGTTCGCACGAGACGCCTGTGAAGCGGACAACGGGGTTGCGGTACTTGCCGAGAAGGTATGCGCCGAGGCCGTTGACTTCTGTTGTCGTTGAGTTCAGAAGATTTAGGAGTTGGTAGGACTGAGACTGATAAAGAGCAATTGAGGTTGGGTCGGTGTTTGTCTGGACGGCTCCGGCGGGACTCTGGGTTGAAATGTTGTTGTACAAGAGTTCCGACCCGTACTGGTTGACGAGACTCATGTATGAAATTCCTGTGCCGTCGGTGGTAAAGGACGCGCCTGACACGGGGTTGAGAACGCTTGACCTGCCCTTGAAGGTGAGGGTGCCGTCGGCTGAGGTGTACAGGTACCCCTGTTCGGACGTGTTGACCTGCTGTAGATAGTTGAGGACGTTTGTGTCCTGAGAGACCGCGTAAGCGCCGAGAGTCGAGGTTCCTGTACCGATAGACCTTGCGCCCTGATAGGCAACCTCTGGACGGTCTAGGACGGCGTCTACGCGCAATCCTGAAGTCTGTGCCGACGGGGTGAAAGCGTTAAGTTGCTGATTGGCAAGGGTGCCGAAGGTGTCAACGCATCTGGCGTACATTCTGCCCTGGTTGGCGTTCTGATAATCCAAGTCCCAATCCTCGACAAAGCCTGTGTAAATGGGAGTGCCGTTGGCGTAAATGATGATGGGCGAGCGAGGCAATACAAACGGGTAGTAGATCGAGGAGTCGTTGAGCGGGTCAAGGATGCGAGAGTTGTTGTTGAACACGACCTGTGCGGTTCCTGCGTTGAACTGGTCAAGTTGGCGGTTGCGTCCGCGCTTGATATTGACCGACAGAACGAGCGAAGTCAGGTCTGCGTATGCAAGACCGCCGAGGGTGCCTGTGTCTAAAAGACCGAAGACTGCGTCGTTGAGTTGGAAGGGTTGACCGAATCCTGTGGTCGTCTGGAATCCGACAAGCACTTGGTATGTGGGGACGGTCACAGTGTCGTTGCCGGTGCGAAGACCGCTCCCGAGTTGCGTTGCGCTGCGAGGATGGCGTCGATGATGTCTTGACCGACTGTGGCGGGCGACGAGATAAGTCCTGCGTCGATGTTGAAAGTTGTGTTGCTGAAGTCAATACCTGCAAGACCGCCTGCCATCGTGTTAGATCCTGTACCCGTTGGCATTGCCGAAAGCGGAGGTTCTGAGTTTTGCACCTTGCCTGGAGCAGCTGCTGCAATTGATGGCGGTGCGCTGAATACGTCTGGGTTGGCAGCCATGATTTCTTTTTGGGACTCTTCGAATGCTCGTGCGCTTGTCAAGCCTCCACTGCTTCCGCCTCCCCCGCCAATTTTTGGCATTGCGAAACTTTTGCCACCGAGGAGAGGGACCCATGACGGGATGGTGAAAGCCAATTTGCCGACGGTGTTGTTCCAGACGGCAGCGATTGCATTGAAGACAAATGTTGCTGCACCGAGCAAGCCTTGAAAGAGTGGGATTGTGACGTTGCTAATCCACCAACGGATTGCGCCGAACAAGCCGTCAACGATGTCGCGGAATGTCTCAAATTTCTTGTAGGCGATGACTGCAGCTGCTGCGACCAAACCAATACCGATTGCGATTGCGGTGATTGGGTTGATGCTCATTGCAATGTTGATTGCAACAATTGCTGTGGCAATGCCTGCGAGAGCGGCTCCCATGATCACGAAGAACTCGGGGTTGTCTTGCGCCCATTTTGCAAACTTGTTGATTAAGGGAAGAACGGCGTCGAGGACCGGCAACAAAGCTGCACCGATTCCCTCCTTTAGTTCCGCAATGCCAGTTGTAAATCTTGCCAGCTGTCCTTCGGTTGTTTCGCCTGCTGCCTTACCGAAGCCGCCAAAGTTTTCAGTAAGTTTCTCTTGAATGGCTCCAAAGTCTTTGGATTTGATAAGGCCCTGATCAAGACCAAGTCCTAGTTTTCCAAGGGCGTTGGTGTTGCCGTCGTAACCTTTGGCCAGCGCAGCGGTAACTGTCTCAAGGCTTTTCCCGGAACCTTTTGATATGTCAACGGCAAGGGCCAATAGGTCCTGCGCCTTTGTGACATCGCCGGTACTGCGCGAAAGTCGGGCCATAGCCGGGCGCAGTTCATCATCGGCCACATTGGTTGAAAGCATAAGGGAGTCAATGAAATCTCCGTTGGCTTTAATTGCGGCGTCAGTTGCCGTGGTTGATTTGCCAAGGGCGATGGCTAGAAGATTTGCTGCTGCCTGATCTTCAATGGCAGCCTTGGTGCAGTCAACAAGTCCCGCCGCTAATGCTGCAATGGCAATACCTGCGGGGACGGCTGCCTTCTTAATGGCGAACTGTGCCTTCTCGCCGGTGGTCTCAAGATTCTTAAATTCCTTAACGGCGGAGGAGATTCCCTTGCCGTCAAATGAGGTCACGATTGGGATTGAAAGGGACATTACTTAAGTTCCTTTTCTACAAGTGCCACTACGGCGTTGGTTGCGTTAAGCATTTCACGCTCAATTTCCTTGCGCTTGCGGAACACCGCTGGGCCCAGGTTGCGTGTGTGGTTTGCCTTGGGGACTGACCCAAGACTGTCGCTAAGTCTGTTTTGGTTTGCGCGTCCTGCGGATTCCCAAATGGCAGCGCCCGCGTTCATCTGTGCAATGTAGATTAACGAGGTTGCTTCTCGAGATGCGTCCACTTTCAATTTGACTCCAGCAATTGCCTTGGACACGGAGAACGGGAACTTCTTGGAACCGCCTTGTGTCCAGTTGCGGGCCATGCCGGACAGGTACTCGCGCTGGTATCCAGCCTGAACTTCCTGAATTGCTGGTTGTGCAATGCGTGTGGCGTCGGCTGTAAATTGTTTGCGGAGGCCTGGTTCAACTTTGTTTAGAGAGCGAATAGCGTCACGAACACCGACAACTTCAATGGATGTATTAGTTGTCATCGTCTGCTTCTTTGTGCTTTCTCTTGTTCGTTCAGGACATCAACAACCGTGAACAGGTCGTCAGTGTCAAATGGAATCTCAGGAACCCAGTATCCAGTAGCGACAAGAACCTCCGCTAGAGAGCGTCGGAAACTGCCGCTTCTGTAAAACTTGGGGCATCCTCTGACACCACATCTATTGACTTGGTTTTCTTTATGAACTCATCAAAGGCCAGCGGAACAGTGACCCCGGCGACCTTTGAACTTTCGTAGGCAAAGAAGGCCAGGTCCTCCGCGCCAATTCCGTTGGCAAGACTTGAGGCTTGCTTCTTGAATTTGCGTTCCCATGCAACGACTACAAAAAGGTTGGTTTCGCATTCATAGGCGTCGCCTTGGGTCGGTGTTACTTGGAGTCTGATTTTCATTTTTTCCTTTGGTTGTTTTGGTTATTAATTAGGTCTAGACGATGTCTCGCACCCAGGTACCGTTAGAGAAACTTACCGAGGCTACGGCAAGGGTCCCAATTGACGACATGATCACAGGGGCTGCATCTAGTGTGCAAGTCGTAATTGTGTACTCGGGATTGCTGGCTGATTCTGTGGTGCCTGATGGCGAGACCACGATTGTACACGAACCGGCTGAGACGATAGCCGCAAGAAGGGTTTCAATTTCACCAACGCCATAGGAAAGGTACAGGTCTAGGTTGACCGCCACGGTCTGAAGGCCCTTGGTTGCCTGTCGGCCGGTATCGGCTAGCGAGGTGCTCTCGAGCAACTCAAAGCCCAGCATTACTTCGCATTTAGAAAGTTGATCGCTAACATCAATTGCTGAGCCGCCGGTTGGTGTGATTGAGCAGGTTGCGCCTGACAGGAATGTTGTTGTTGCCATGGTGGCTCCTTAATTTCTCCGTACCGCTATTGCAACGGTGAGGTCGTATGTGGGTATGTCTTGCCCTCCGTAGTTAGCATTGCCTGGACGGGCATCTGTAACTGCAATGGGCGAGTTCATTATTGTGTCAACGATTGTCATGAGGTAATCCCCGGCGTCGCTGTTGGCAGGTGGTGCGGCAAGAATGCGGACTGGTATGCGGAAGTCTCCGACATTGTAAGTAAATGATGTCATTACCGGGAGTTCAATCATGACGGACATTGGCCGCGCATTGCGCGGGTCTGTGACGGGTTTGAGACCAAGAGCGGTGAGTTGTGTTTTGATTGCGTTGACTGCGTCGGCAAGGATTCCGGTGGCGGCCATTATGCGACCTGTGGCCTTCCGCAGCCAAGCAGTGCCATGATTTGGCCGAGTGACATGGTGGGGGTGCCCATGTTCATTGACTCAAAACTTGAAAAGCCATCTACGGCTCCTCTTGATCTGTACTGGATTGCGGCGTACTGAATAGTCCCCAGTTTTGCTGCGCCGTCGGGTGCGCTACTCAATGAGTCGGTATAACCGGCCTCGCGGCGTTTGCGAAAAGCCCAACTGTTAGCCGCTGAAACACAGACAGCAATGAAGGCCGTGTCATTGGCCGTTGCGACCTCTATGCCCAGCCAACTGGTGACATCGGCGCTAGTTATCCAACTGCATGAAGGTGTGAAGGTTACTGTGCCCGTGGCAACGCTTCGTGCAAGGTCATCGCCTGCACTGACATATATAAATTGGTTTTCCATGATGGTGTCATAGTCAAAAACTAAGTCACCTTCTTCGGATACGCCCATAAACAAGTAAGGCTCGGTAGAAATAACAGTGTGGGTGCCGTTGAAGTTGTGG